CAGCTGTCATATTTGACATATTCTTTAATATGTATTTTCTAGCATCTACTAAGTTGTCGTTTATTAAGCACAAATGAGCTTTCTTTACGTCATCACTGTAAGTCTTATATATATCGTAATTTTTTAAACTGTGCATTAATGTAGAATGATGTATATTAAGACCATTCTTTTTGTATTCATTCGTAATCTGCCTATATTTTAATCCAGCAACTTGACGTAAATAATAAGTAGCAACGCTTCTAAGCTCGACTACTTCACGTTTTCGTGTCTTTTCAAATATGTTTACGTCTGTAATATCTTTTATTGTTTCTGCTATTATTTCTATTTTCATAATTTTTTTTATTTAAATTCAGCGTGTTCTAAACATTCGCTACATATATCTAATTCGTTCCATTGTGATGCACCACAGCAATCGCTTTCTAAATTCATATCTTGTTGTCTATTGTTTCAATTAAGTGTCTTAAATCGCTTCTTTCCCATTCTCCTAGTTTAACTCCGTTAATGTTAAAGATGTAATAATCTTTTCTTTCTGCTTTTTTTAGTTCAATGTTTATATACATAATTAATCTATTTTATTAAATTCAGCTTTTTGTGTTTTAATTAGTTCATCTTTGTTTTCAAAGTAGTTATCGACTAGTGCGTCAATCATAACAAGTTCATCAATAGAAGCTGTTTTAATCTTGTGTATTAAGCTGTCTATTTTATTTAATACATTAGTACACATTTCTGGGTTATTATGATAGATCACATTAAAGCCTTGTTTATATACTCTTTCAAGAATTGCGTTTGTCTTATTCACTTGTAGTTTTACGTTTTGTTTAAAAGCGTTACTGCCTTGTAGTTCATCGTTTGCTTCTAGTAGTAATTGACTTATCAATACACATTTTAAATAGTTTAGATGTCTATCGTTTATTGACTCGCTTTCTTCTTGATGTTCTAGTTCTTTTTGTTTCATTTGTTTGTAGTATTTTATTTATTCTTTTCTATCCACTTTTCTTGTTCGTTTCTTAGATAGTCAATTTCTCTCTTTAAATAATCTAAAGCTTTCTCTAAGTCTTTTATTTCATCTTCTTTCTTTCCCGCTCTAACTAAATATTTTATGCAGTTACCTCGATTGAAGTTCAAGCCGTAATCTCGAATGAAATCTATAACGTCATAGCCTTTTCCGTTTTCATAGTGTAAATAAGTTGCTCTCATAGTTTTACTTTTAATTTGTCTTTTATTTGATTGTGTGTTTCTTGCTGAAAGAATAGTTTTAAATGTTCATCACTTGTAATTCTATACATAGCTTTTATGTATTCACTTTTATTCTTTCTATCTTTTACTTCTTTTATATTTTTTATTTCATATACCATAGTGATTCCGTCTATCGTTTCACAGGTTTCGGTATTTACATTTGATCGTACAATGAAGCATTGTATTTTTGTGTTATCTGTAAGCTTAACATCTACGTAATTAGCAAGAGTTCTTACAGTATTTATTGAAGTTAAATCCCCAGTCTTTTTGTGATCTATAAAAAATGTATTGTAATTGAATTTTGTTAGTACACAATCGATGTCTATTATTGAGCGTTTTAAATCTGTTAGTTCACTTATTAAATAGTTGAACTCATTGTTGTGGTAAGTTGGTTTAAATGCTTTTCTTGTTTTCATTGTTTCTTGTGTTTTTGTTTAATAATCATCGGCGTAGTATTTCGCCACTTAATAGAGTGATGAAGTCTTGGCTTTGTAAAACCCATCATTCCCACTTTTACGCTAGATGGGTGCATTAATACACTCATAAAAGATTTTATATAAGTTCCAGAGAGTTGATATATGTCGGTCATTCCAGAGCTTTGACTTTGAGTGGCTTTTTGTTCAAGACCTATATAAGGCAATGTAAGAAATAAAGCACCTCTTGAAGCTAAACTTGTATAAGTATTAACGTCTTCATTTATAGAACCTACAAATTGAAACTCTCTATCGGTCGAACATATAAAAGAGTTCATACACTTTCTTGAATTGTTTATGTAGTTTGATATTAAACCACAACCAGCACCACCAATAAAGTCACCACCTTGTGCAAACGCTATACTTTTAGCATCTATCGTTTTATAAAAATTTAATAGAAGATCAAAATAGAAATCAAGATTCTTAACGCTTCCTTTTGTTGTATATTTGTGATCTACGTATCTATATCTAAAACTTGTATAGTCATCGTCTAATTGAATAAAGTATTTTATATTTAACTCTTTAGCTATTTTAAAACAAACATTTCTAGCGTGAACAATTACTTTTCTATTGTCAAAATTATTACCTTCATCAATAGAATCAGCCATAGATTTTTTATCAAAAATATATACGTTTTTATGACCGAAGTTTTCTATATACTTATTTATACTTTTGTCTTCATTATCTATAACAATAATAATTCTGCCAGTATATCCACTTCTTTTTAAAGTCTTATAAGTTATCACATTATCAGATCGACCGTGTGATAGTATAAAAGCAACGAAGTCTTTATTCTCCATACTCTTGTAAGTATTGATTCTTTATTTCTTCAGAAAGTTTAACATAACCTAATTGAATAGCTTTCTCAAAGTCTATTATAACAAGAGCTGATTTCTCCATTAACATCTGCATCTCTTTACTCGAATGTGCATAATAATCAGCTATCTTTTCATAATGAAAGACATTGTGTCTTCTAGCAGCGTCTATTAAAAAAGATTTTTCTTCAAGCTCTATGTTTGAACTTTCAATCTCTCTTATAAGTCTATGTGTTTTATACTTATCGCATAGTTCAAATATATGTGGTTTCTTGTTTTTAGGCTCGTATATCGGAGCTTCTACTTTTTTAGTGTACTTGTTATCGTCTTCAGATAATTCGCCGCTAAACATATTTATTTGTTTCATCTTGTTTTTGTTTTAGTTTTTAAAGTGTACCGCTTAAACAATAATTATCTAAGTCATAGCCTTGAATGAAGAACTTATCATATAAATCAATCGCTTTAGCGACTTTTTCTTCACCAGCAAAATAGAAATCTTCAGAGCATTCCCAGACGCCGATGTCAAGACTACCTTTGTCAAGTACTACAAACTTAAATTGATCGTATGTTTTACCGAAAAGATTGCAATAAAGATAGCATTGAATGTCGTAGCCGTATTTCTTTGCAGCATAACTAAAGCCTTTGATGTCACTCGTTGTTTTTAAATCAACAATTCTATCTGAAGCAAGTACATCAGCTTTGCCTCTGAACGGCTTGCCCATAACTTCACCAATCACTGGTACTTCAAACTCTGCATTTGTTATCGATTGAAGTGCGTGTTCATTTCTATAAAAAGCGTCTGCTAATCTTTCAGCGTTGTTCTTTTCTTTTATAGTGAAAACCCTACCAAGCTCTTGCTTTGCTTCTCTAAACTTCTTTGTATTCTTGCTTTGAACGTCAATAAAAGTTTGAGCTGAAAAAACATCTGGCTCAAGAATTGCTGTGTGAAATAGCCAACCGTCACGAAGTGGTTGTGATTCTGGACTACCATATTGTTGAACGAATTTATAAGTTTTAGGACTTGACAACAACGTCTTTAAGCTGCTAGAACTTAAAGCTAGTTTATTGAGTTCGCCATAATAAAATTCATCATTATCCATTTTTTTAAGCAATGCGTTTTTATCGTAAAGCTTTCCGTCTAGTAGTTTGATATTACTCATTGTTTCTTATTTTATTTAATATTATTCCCTCTATTTCATAAAGCTGCTCGATACTAAGAAGATCATAAACATCAACATCTTTAACTTTTACGCTTTCAATTTCAGCACTATCTGGGGAGCCTGGGTAATCATAACTTGCTGGCTCTTGTTCTTCATAACTGTATTCTATTGATAAAGCTATGTCGTTATAAATTATATTCATATCTCGTATTGTTTTAATTTGTTTTCTAAGTCTTCTATTTGTTTTTGTAAATCTACTATTAATTTATTTTTACTTTCTCGTGTCAAAGATATTCTTTTCATTAAGACTTCGTTTTCAATATTTAATTGATTAACATATTGACCAATCTCATTCATAGCTTTGATACAATTATTCAAGTCTGTGTTCATAGGCTTGGCTTGTTTCCATTCTATAACTTTGTCGGCTATCCAATTAAACCAAAGATTGTAAGATTGCTTTTGTAGTATTGTCATTATATGCTAGAGCCAACAAGTAAACCTAAAGTAAAGATTAACAATGCAAAAAGTAAAACAGTTCCTGTTATTATAAAATTTCTAGCTTGTTTTTCATATAGTTTTTTTTGTCGCAATTCTTTTTTAGTATAAACCTCAATACGATTCTTTCTAGTTTCAATATGTAATCCTGTTCCTGTTATCTTCATTTTATTGTATGTTAAAAATTATACTACTTATTAAGTCTTTTCTATTTACTAAATTATTTAATAGAATATCTGGTATATTATTTGTATACCTTAAAGTTCTGTTGATTTGTCTTAACTCGTGATTAAGATCGTCTAATTGTGTTTTCATTGTTTTTTGTTTTAAAGATTAAAAAGTTAATGTTTCTTTTTAGAGGATCGTCTTTTCATACCTTACTTTATGTTTCATTAACACTGCAATATAGTAAAAACTAACTTATAAACAAAATATAAACAATATTATTTTTCATTTAGCTTAAAATAAGAGTCCCAAATACCAAGTTCGGTATCTTTTTCATTGATATTTATTATAGATGCGTCACTCTCATTTAATAAATAACAAGTCTTTAAAACTTTTTTTGTAGTCCATAATGTAGTATCTGGACAATATATATCTTTAGTTTTCAAATCTTTTAAATTATTTAGAAAAAACATATAATTACCTTTCGGATCATTCACTAAATACAATGCTATTTTATTTGTAGCTATAAGTTTGTCATATTTAAACTTTTCAATAATCTTTTCCTTATAATGCTTCTTTCTAAATTTCATTTCAATTACACATTCTAAACCTTTTGGCGTAGTTCCGATAGCGTCCCAACTTTCATTGCTTTTTCCTGTGTGCTTTAAGTTCCAACCATCTAAATTTAAAAGCATCACGACAGCTTCTTCCCACTTATTAATTTCTTTAATCATTTAATTTTATTATATAAATTATCAATATCTTTAATCCACATTACAATATCTTTTGGTCTGCAACTGCAAGGCTCGTAATATCTATGATTATAATAAGTTGAATGTAATTCACACAGTAATCTAAACTGTTCTTGATTAAGCTTACCTGTAACGCTTGACTTAAAATCTAGCCACGCTTCTTGATCTTCTATTCTCATAACTCTATATTAATGTCGTTCCATTCACTTCTTCTTTTATCACAACCGCAATCTTTCCCCAGGGCTTTGCTTATTGTCTTGACTAGCCAATGAATACCAGTGTAAAACGTAATATAATAAATTAAATCTCCTAACTTCATAACTGTTTTTTTATGTGCTTTTTAGCGTTTATATAAGTGTTATATAGTGAGTAATAACTGATTTTTGTTTCTCTTGACAAACTAGCTACTGATTTGCCAGATGCACAAATTTCAAATATTTTTCTATCGTACCAATACATCTCTTTCAATATGTTATCAATTTGTTTTTTTCGACTAGCGTATTCAATCTCGTTTATACCTAAGTCTTCAGCTTGTTTCAACTCATCAATGTCCTCAAGATATAGCTTTAAAATTATAGCTTCTTTTTTATATATATTGCAGTAAATACCTCTTAGAACTTTGTAGCAATAGTAATGATTTATCTGGTCTTTATAGTAAAGGTCTAAACCTTTTTTAACATCAGCATCAAGCTGAATATACATTTCCATTACAACGTCCTCACTCATTGAGGGGTTGCATCCGAAACTCTTTACTATGTTATTCCAATCATTATGCTTTTTATAAGCTAGTTCTAAAATTGGTGTCATTTATTTATTTTATAAGCCACAATAACCACTGTCGCATTCATTAAAGTCGTCATCAAATAGTTCTGTTTGTTTAAAACTGTTTTTTATTTGTTTATAGTTAATTCCGTTTTTAAAGGTTCTAACATTATAACCTGTTTCCTGTTCTGCTTCTATAAACCAATTAAATTTATTTGGGTGCTTATCACTCATTAATTTAAGCAACACTTCGTTTCTATGAAAACAACCTACGCAATTATTCATATAAGCAAACCTAACATTTTTATCTTTCCAGTATTTTTCTACTTGGTCTTTATATATATTATCTTTAATTAAAGGGAATACAGGTTTTTGCCATTCTATATCCGCCCATTTGTTTTGTGTTTTTCTTTTACCTACAATAGTTTTCATTTCTAAAAAACCATTTTTATTTGTTTTATTTAACATTGTTTTTGCTCTGCTTTGTTCGTTTGCTCTAAACCCTATACGCATTTTTACAACTTGATTTATTTCTTTATGCCACCAATTAAAAATAGGTTTTAGTTTCATTTCGGTTGTGCAAAATCTTATTGTTGCATTTGGTAAATATTTTTTACCATTTCTATCAATAACCTTGTCAAAAGTCTTACCAGTTACCCAATCAATTTTTGAACCTATAAACTGCTCTAAATCTAACATTGTATATATAATAGTATCTTCTTCTAAAGTGCCTATAAATTCAGTACCTAACCTATCACTAACTTGCTGTCTTATTTTAGCATCTGGGAACATACATTTTTTATCGTCTGTTCTAACTAAAGAAAACACATTATAATCAGCTGGGTAATTAGCTGCTATATAACTTGATGTCTTACCACCGCTTAAACTGTTTACTGTTTTCATTTTGTTGTTGTTTTATTTGGTACTAATTTCTTAGGAATAAAATCTTTTAACGGGTCATAAAGGTTGCCAACAACGTAAGGTAAACCAAATTCATTTACACTAAAACTAAAAGTATCAAAAGAATAACCTCTTGAGCGTTTACATATTGCAGTTATCCATTCATTGTTTGTTGTGTTTGCTTCTAACTGAATAACAGTTTCAGCTTTTTTTTCTAAGAAAGAGCCGAGATGACCAGTGCCAAGCTTTGCACTACCAAAGTTTTGATGTATAACAGTCATTATGTGACAATTATTTCTGGCGCTTAATTCCATTAATTTTTGAACACAAAGATTTGACTCCTCAATATTATTTACATCGGAAACAAGATCGGCAATGCCATCAATTAAAATCAAACCATTTTCATTCTTATTCTCTTTTAATATGTACTCAATAAACTCAAGTCTTTGTTTATAGTTGATAGTTCTTAAAGCATACGTTTGATAACAACCAAGCTTTTTATTACTTGACATATCTTGAACTCTCTTAAAAACTCTTTGTGCGTGCCAAGTACCTTGCTCTGTGTCAAAATGAACTAGACATTTGTCATCACGATAACCTTTTATATCAGCTCCAAAAGTATTTTGATCGCTTAAATAAACTGAAGCTAGTAAAGACATAAAAAATGTTTTCTTTGTCTTAGGTGGTGCAGTGACCACGCTTATATTTCCCATTGTAGCAATTGGAATAGGAAAAGTTAAATTACCCGATTTTGTTTGTATTGTTGTAGTTCCAAGACTTAATGCTAAAGGCGGATATTCTAAGATGTCGTTTGTATCAACAGCACATTCTTCTTTTATAAGTTGCATTAACATATTCTCGGTTGTTTCTTTTTCGGTCATCTTTGTTTTTTGTTTTGTATTAATAATTCCAATCTTCTGGCCACATTTTTTTACCTATTATTTTGCCTAATTTCATAACAACGTATGCTAATATAATATATAATATTGCTTTTATCATAATTTTTCGCTTAATTCATCTTCCATTAACTCATTTAAAACATCAATAGCTTCTTCTATATAAAAAGAATTTAAGTCATCAACGTAAATAATATCCTTATCTAGTTTAGAGCTATATTTTATATGATCGACTAAAGCATCTTGTAAATCTGAATCGTAATAATATACATTTTCGCCTACACAAATACCGTTTTTAGGGTCATCAATCGCTACATATACCGAATAACCATCAGCTGTGCTTTCTTCATAAATATAAAAGTCTTGAAGTCCCCAGTCATCAGTAAATTCAAAATTATAATATTTTTTTACTTTATCTAAGTTTTCCATTTTTTTTGTTTTTTCATTAATATATGAAAAGATTTTAAACTATTCTTTTCAAAACATTTTTTACATAATTTGCCAAAGCATTTTGTTTTACATTTTTTGCAATTCATAAAAAAAAGAGGGCAAAAAGCCCTCCCTAATTTAATTAAAACGGCAATCCGTCAGCTTCCGCTTCTACTGGGTGAGTTTGCAATTCTTCAGCAACTTCTTTTTCAGCATTGACAATTGTTCCGTTGTTCCAGACAACCTTACCATTTCCAAGATACAACTTTTGCTTTTTAGCTTCTCGTTCTTCTTGTGTTTGTGAAACGAAAACACCTACGTTGTTGCCGTATCTTGTGTCGTCATTTACACTCATTGTTAAATTGACGTAAAATGCGCCATCTTTTCCTGCGATAAATTTCTCCTTAGGGAGCTTATCCACTCTTAAACTGTAATTAATTAATGCACTCATATTTATATATATTAAAGGGTTTTAAATGTTGTTTCTTTTTTCTTAAATGATTCTGACTCATCTTCACCAAATACGCCAAGCTCATAGAATCCTGTCAATTTCAATACAGCCCTTGACATCGCTCGTTTTTCTGCCATTTCTGCGACATACCAAGAATTTGTATTTGATTCTTTATAACTATCGCCTTTTAAAGCACTACCGAAAGTTTCAATAGTCTTATTGTCTTTTGTAGCTGTCGCTTTAAATACTGCAAAATTTGTTTCACATCTTATTACTTCATATTTAACGCTCATTTGTTCTAAAGCTTGAATTTTGTCGATTCCCGCCCTGGTTATGATCGTATAATGTTGATGTTTAAAAAAATCGTCTTTGTTTAGGTCATACTTTTTGTATAACTCCATTAATTTGTCTTTGTTCATTGATTTATGTTTAAGTTATTAATTTCAATTTGTGCTTCTAAAAATTCAACTCTTTTTTCTAAAGCTTCTACTCTTGCGTTTAAGTAGTCTATTGTGTCTGTGCTTGATGCTCTTTTTACGTCTTCTTTATAAGTCATATTATATCTCTTTAAATAATTCGTAAGGACTTTCCACGTCTAACAAGAATCTTAAGTCTGTTACTAATCCGTAAGGCATATCTCTAACAAATTTGTAAAGTTCTAATTGGTCAACTGCATATCCAACAAGAGCTGGGTGCTTTGTGTTACCTGTTTCAAGGTTGTCTTTGTACTCTGGTTTTAATCTTTCTAATAAATTCATTTGTCTTTGTTTTAATTAATATTTACAAATATAAGAAAAAAAACGATATAAACAAATTGTAAACAAAAAAACCACCCCGTTAAGAGTGGTCTTATTCGACTGGTTAGCAGCCTTAAAACAAAAACAAAGATAATTCTTTTACAAATATAACTTAATTATCTAGTTCTTCAATCAATTCTTGATACTTATTTATCAACATTTCTAAGTCCGTGTTGTCTAGCTTGACAGTTTTATGAGCTTCAATTAAAAGTTCTTCAGCTAAACCACTGTAATAAGTATTATCTAAATTTAATGCGAATTTATATTGTTCGCCATATCTGAATACATTGCAACCAGCACATTGAACCTGGCAATTTAATTCGTGCCATCTAGTAGAATAGTGTTTTCTGGATTGAAAGTGGCCGTTTTGTAATTTCTTCCAATGATCTTGTTTGCCACAAGTAAAACATTCTGATATATCATTAACAGCTTTTCTTCTTCTTATATAAACACTGAAAATCTTATCTAGTTTTTCAATTAATTTTTTTCTTTTTGTTTTCTTAGCCATTTGAATACACTTCAGATATCTTATATTTATCTATATTTTTAGATTTTTATATATCTATATTTTTAGAAATATGTTTTTAAACACTTCTATTAATAAATAATTCAAAGTTATATATTTATTTTTAATAAAACAAAAAAAATATTATTTCTTCCAATGTTTAGTGATTTTCTCTGCTGATCGCATACCAAAATATCCACCATAAACCAAAAGTAATAAAGAAGAAAGTAAATCAATCCAATTAGAATCTATTTTAAAGCCCTCTAATGAACTATCTAATATAATATAGATAAACAGTGTAGCGGTTAAAAAAGCAAGTGTTAAGGGTCTTATATTGCGTGTTAAATAACTGTCTGTATTGTTATCTGAAACCCATCGCTTTGTGGTTTCTTGCATTTCTATTTTATCGAAGTTTAGTTCTTCTAATAAAAGTTGTTTATCTGCTTCGCTTAGTTTATCGTCTGCTCCTATTTTTGAAGCTAAAACATCTAGTGCTTCTATTCCTGTAACGTTACCAGCTATTTTTAAAAGTTCTGGTGCAACTTCTTTGCCTTGCTTTAACAACCAACGTAAAGCATCGCCAACTCTAGTAGTTCCGTTTTTATCTTTATAGCTAGGCATTAATATCTATGACTTATATTTTCATATTCTTTTTTTGCATCAAAGCTAGGACATTCTTTTGAGCTGAAATCTCTGTGTCCGTATATCTCTCCTCCGTAAGTGTCTTTTAACTCACACAATAGATCTACTAAAGCTTCTTTTTGTTCATCAGTTCTAGTGTCTTTTGCAATCAAATTTTCATCAACTCCACCTACATAACATATTCCTATGCTATCTGAATTATGACCACGAACGTGAGCTCCAGCTCTTTCTACTTCTCTGCCAAAATGCACAACTCCGTCAAGTGTTATAATAAAATGATAACCTATGTCAGACCAGCCATTGTCCTCAACGTGCCACCTTTTAATTTCTTCTGGCGATACATTTCTTTTTTCTGGCGTAGCTGAACAGTGTACTATTATTTTATTTATCGTTCGCATTTTTTTTCTTGTGCGTTTCATATATTTTTTGTGCCGTATATCCTATTGACAATAGCAATAATATAATTTTTAAACTATTTTCTATATGCGTAAAACTCACTCCAAAAGTGAAAGCATTTAATATTCCTATTTTCAAATCTTGTATTGTCATTTTATTTTATATTCTAAATATGAAAGCCCAAAAAAACTGTGCATTCCTTCTGTGTCTAAGTCGCAACTGTAAGTTTTCCAACCCCAAGGGTGGTCTTTTAAGTCACTCCAGATAACATCAACGTGATACTTGTCGCTTAATACAGGCTCTTTAATCATTTGCATTTCACCCTCTTTAATCTCGTATTCACCTTTTTGTAAAACTATATTTCCCAACTCAACAATACTATGGTTATGTGTTGGATATTGGTTACCCTCAAAGTCATAGTCCACACCTAAGTCTTCAATTTTTTCTTTAACTTGTTCTTTGTCGTTAAATTCGTATTTGCCTATTTTCATAATTCCGTTAATTTTACCATTTCGTTATTATCTAGAGCTTCGTCAAAAACTTGTATTTCATAAACTTCACCCTCAAATTCATTACTGCTATATGATTGTTGAAATTGGAATGTTTCTAAGTCACTAAAAAATCTACTAGTATTTAAGTAACTGTTTAAAAGTTGTCCGTTTGCAAAAATAGAATAATTGCCATTGTTCCACCTTATAGCTGCTTTAATTCTGCCGCCATTGTGTGCTAAGTCATAATCAAAAATTGCCGAACCAGCTGGGGCATCGTGAGCATAAAACTCTAAAACATTGCTTGTTCTGAACCTAAAAAACATTTGATTATAACTCCCACCTACTAAAGATATTATGTTTCCGTTTGTATCACTTGCATCGACTGGAAAAGGTTTAACGTCTATAAATGCGACACCCTCATTTTTATTAAATTCTGTGTCACCATATAACCCAGTCGATACTCTAGTTTCTTTGTTTCTTGTAGCTATACTACCCTCTGTTTTTATGTAGCTAGAGCCATATATTTGCTCCTCAACTTGTGACCCCCAGATAAAACAATTAGCATTGTTGTTTACGTCTGTGTCATCAATATCGCCCTGTGTAAATCTAGGACTATAAGAATGAGTTAGTATATTATATCCGTCGGTTGTATATGTAAAGTATATTCTAAACCAACCATTGTCAAACTCCTCAACCTTTGAGCTTATTGCAGTAAATATACTAGTTGCAGTATAAGAAATTATTTGCTTAGTTAAAAAATTAAATCTTAAATCTACCCACGCACCAGAGCCTCTTGCTCTAATGGCTAAAAAACTACCCACACCTTTTTTTACAAAAATTGAATTAGTGTAAGTCTTTTGCCCATAACCTATGCTTATAGCGTCATATATGTAACTAGCGGCAGTATTTGTTCTTTGTAATTTATCAGCGCTCTCCGTTCCATCTGGAGAAATTGTATCGTTTGCAGTAACCGTTATATTTGTTTTAGTCCACGTGAAAATATCAAACTCTTCGCTTCTTATTTGTAAATTTGTAGATGTTCCCTCTAATAAAAGACTAGGACATTCGCCGCTCCAATTTAATCTAGGGTTATTTGAGCCTGAAACAAACTCAATTAAACCGTCTTTATTTACTCTATTTGCAGCACCGTTTCTTCTTAGTTCAAAATCTCCGTCACCATTTACTGGTAAAACTGAATAAACTTTTAAAGATTTTTCTGCGCTAGGCACTAATGCTAATACTGGCTTTTTCATTATCTTTCTATTATTATTGATGTACTAGTACAATACCACCACTGTCCGTTCACTTGTAGTCTTAGCGTTACCACTTGACCTCTGTTTATTTCTATTGACCTACCAAAATCTAAAATTACTACTTCTCTAACATTATTACCGTAAGCACTCGTTTGACTACCTTTTAAAACATTATCTACATAAACACTTAAAGTTAAAGAGCTTCCGTTAGGAAACTGCCTAGAACTATAAGGCATTGATGACAGCTGAAATTGACTAAAATAAGCATCGTAAGGAACACCTATGCCGCCATAAGCATAAGGGAACGCAGTACTCGCACCAGTACCAAAAAGCGTATAAGTAGAAATACCACTAATATAGTGACGCCACGTAACTGATATTTTTTCAGTCGTTAAACCTCTGCTAGTATATTCTCTTGTTTTAGCTTTTAAAACGTTATTAATCATTTAGTCTTTTCCTTTATTAAAGGTTTGCTTTCTTTCTTCAAATAAGCTATTAACTTACTCAAGTTTTTATCTTTAACTTTGTAGATCATAAAACCCAGCCATTAAACGTTGTATCTGAATCTGGACTTATATCCTCGTTTGTATTGCTATTGTATTCAGGAAACAAAGATTGATTAAAGCACATATAATCGACTAATCTTGTACTGTAATAATTTGCGTATTCTCTAGCTTTTGCAACTAAATAATCAACTTCATTTTTATCAACTGTTTGAGAGTTTTCAGCTTGATGCTTATATACGCCGCCTTTAGCAATAGTGTAAGCACTGAAAGGAATATAATTCATTTGAGCGAACCAAATCAACATAGGCTGAACGTACTCATTTACAAGTGTTAAGTAGTTTCCAGTTAATGTGCCGGCAATAATATCAGCACTTATTCTGTTGTATAAATCAGTTCCTAATAAGTTTTGAACGTCTATCTCCTGCGCCACTTTCACGAATTGAACTATTTTATCATAATCAACATTTCCGTCAATTATTGAATTACGAACTAAGTCGTTTCTTGTTATAAATAATGCTGTTGCCATATATTAATTTTCAAATCCCATTTTATCCCAATATTCTTTTGTGTAACCAGCGTATTCCATATTCTTTGGCGCTATTGATACTTTTCTGTTATTTGATTCTGGTCTGAATCCTCTCTTTATTGCTTGAGTTGTGCTTATTGCATTTCCCAAACTACGACCGTCTTTTCTTGCGTAAAGCTTACGAGTCCAGCGATGTTCACAACGTGGGCCGCCTTTGTATAACCAAATCGAATATTCTTCAACTCCATCTTTTCCGAAGCCAGGATTCAATTCTAAGCTTTTCATTTCAAGTACATCTTCTTTTCGATAAACTTTATTTGCTTTTTCCATTTCAAAACAGAAATCTCTTTGTTCCCCAGTCTTTGATTTACCAGGTGCTTTTGTGTATTTATATCTAACTAAAAACTCAACATCTTCTTGACCTTTTTTCTTAGAAGTTCCATCTTGTTCGCTATCTCTGTAAGGCGTAGCTTTTCCAACTTTTGCAAATTTTAAAACTTTAGATAATAAAGTGTCATCTTTTGGTTTATTTAATTCGTTTACAATCTCATCAAGTTCGTCTTCTAAGTCATAATCAACTTCAGCTTCGTGAACTAAGTCATAATCAGCTAATAATTCGCTTTCATCTTGACCAATGTCTTTTAAACGTTTTTCAATTAAAGATCTAGATTCTTCACTTAACTTGACACCTGTTTCTTCTTCCATTGTTTCACTATCTTGAACATTCTCTAAGTCTGTAAACTCTAACGGCTGAAGCGTTTTAAAGTACAATTTAAGCGATATTTGATTGTACGCTAGTATAGTATCAAAGGCATCTATTAAAAGTGTCTGAAACGGTCTTATAACCGTGTTATCCATTAGTGTCGAAGCTGTGCGTAATTCATCAGCATTATTTCCAAGTCCAGAATTATCTTTAATTCCTAAAAGCATAGGTGAAACCACTCTGTGAGCAACCATAACTTTTTTAGAACTTTCATCACTTAAAAACTGATATTGATTGTGAGCATCGCTTAATTGTATAGGCTCAATAGTTGCAGCACTTTCTGGATTATCATTAAAGGCTAAAATGAACTTACCCGCCGCTGAACTCCCAGAAAATTTCTCTAAAATTCTGTTTTCTAACATTTGACGCTCCTCTGCATTTGGAGTTCCGTTGTTAAAATTAATCAACATACTAGGCGCCAGACCATTTAATATATTGTTGAGGTGGTAGTTGCTTATCTCTTGCTCCAGCTCTGCATATTGAAGTCCTCCTGCATAATCCGGGCTGGAATAATATTTATAACCAGCTCTGTAAGGTTTTACATATATAATCTCAATATTTTCTTTACTGAAACCGAAAGCTGGTATTTTAAGAGTACTACTTATATTTTTAACTTTAGTCCAATTATCCGAGTAATAATATGCTTCTATCTCTCCTTTGTCGTTGCATTTTTCAGCTCTTAAATTCTCAACTGGAATATGTTCAACTTGTGCGATTGTTTTTCTATCTTTAGAATAAATTACTTGTATAGCACATTGACCCATTAATTTAAGATCATAACACACTTTTCGAACCATATCTTTTTTAAACAAAGAAATCATTTGTGCGTATTGCCCTGGCTTTTTATTTGAATTTAACGCATCTAGTCCACGTCCATAAATCATTTGACTTATTCCGTTTATAATCGCATTGTTTGTTGGGCTGCCGTTGTATCTATCAATTAAATACTGAAAATAATTATTATCGGCCCCATAGGAAACGTATTCCTTACTTGATTTTTCAATAATATCAGGACTTGTGTAAGTACTCAAGTTCACTATTCTTAAATCATTCATATTTATATTATTATGTATTCATTATCAAAACTATCTTCACTAACAAATTCATCTTTGTTTATGCTGTAATAAATACCTTTTTCTTGATTAACAGCTTGATTAGTGCAAAAAATCTTATCTTTATATATAACTCTAGTTTCTTGATTCGCAATGTCGTTGTATTTTATATCCATCGTGTAAAAGTTTCCTTCAACTAAAGTTCCAAAATTACAAGTGAATTGTATAAAGTTTCCTTGAATTGTAGATTGAACAGTTTGTGTTGGCAAAGTTACATTTGTGCTTTCATTTATAATAATTACATCAATGTCCCCAGTAATAAATTCTCTTGGAATTACCCTAAATAATTTAATTCCGCTTGTCGTGATTAACTTCATATTAATATATAAAGAAAAAATAAATATTTTGTATAGTGTAGAAATAAAAAAAGGGTTACCCGTTAAGATAACCCTAATTTATAAGTAAAAGTACTAATTATGCAGTTGGGTCAATTTGAACCGCTGAAGCATCGTCAGTTATAACAGTTGATGTTACAAAGAAAGGTGGTGCAGTTTCTTGAGCATTCACCGTTAAAGTGTAACCTGTTAAATCCCCCATTGCAGCTCCGGTGACTATTGTCCCGCCATTTACATCGCCACCATTTTCAAGTCCTACTAAAAAGAAGTTTCCGTTATAATCTTCAACGGCAACGTGCGGACGTGCGTGAGCGATTAGTTTAAGTTCTTCTTGTGTAGCTTTGTCTTGAAATGTCAAAGTCATATTTAGTGTAGTATCATAGAAAGTCGTTCCGTTTTCTCGGCTTGAAGTGATAGCAGTTTCCATTGAACTGTTACCTTTTACGTCAAACTGAAACCACGTTGGCGTTCCAGAAACAGCTGTAATTTCTCCAGCTACGATTGTCGCAGTTCCTAAAGTTCCGTAATCTGCGAAATAGATAGTTTTAATACCACCCACCGCTGATTTGCAAGGTACTTTACGGCCGCTAGTTATTAGGCATCCCATAGGTTTAAAGTTTTTTAAATAAAAAAGGGCGAGTTATTTTACCCACCCTTTTTCAATGATTAATTAATTATTAAGAGTAAAGAACAATATCGGTTACCTGTGCGTACTGAACGCCAGCGGTAAATCTCATCACTACTCGAATATTTTGACTTCCGTCGGTTTCGCTCATATCGATAACACGAACTTCTTGCTGATCTGAAAGCAATCCTGTTCCGAAGAAAAGGTTTGATTTTTCAGCTGCAATCATAGTTCCGTCAGCCATACCTTTTGCAACTACTAATTGAATTCCATCAAAGTATAAACCACCTAGAACTTGATTAGTTCCTTTGTTGTCGAAACCATTTGCTCCAACTCCTGCAGCAGCAAACCCACCTAAAGCTCTTGTGTAAGCTCTGGCGATGTCTGAAGATACGTAAATTCTTAAATCGTCCTTGCCGTAAACAGCAGTAGGAATCGCATCGGCTACACGACCAAGCTCTGCTATAATTGTAGCAGGATCAACAGCGGCAGCAACTAAGTCTTGAGCTGCAGGTAAATTTCCATCAGCTGCTAATAAAGTTGCAAGACCGTCAAACTCTCCAGCGTTTGCATTAACACCTTGCCAGATGTTTTTTTCTGTTTTGTCTGCTACTTTAGCCGCTACGTGACCAAGTACGAAATCAGAGAAAGAAGCTGGAATCTCTGCGAAAGCTGAATATCCCATCTCTAAAGCTTGCCACGATTGGTGAAGCTCTTTTTTACACAATTCAAGGTTTACTTGAAATTCCTCGGCTGTTAATACAGCTTCAGTTAAAGTTAAAGTTCCTTGTCCTGTTTGAAAGTTACAATCAGCGTCACGTACAATATTGTCAGTTGATGCTTTTTGTAGAACAGACTTATATCTCACGTTTGGTAAGATTGTAATCTCATTGTTTGCTAGAGTATCCCCAGAAAGCAAAGCGGCTGCGATGTATTTTCCTGAAAATTCACCAGCATAGGTTGTTGTAATTGCTAAACTCATTTGAATTTTTTTTTAGTTGTTATTTATTATTTATTTTAAATTTGCGAATACTCTATCCATTGTATTTGCTTTTCTGTTTGAACCTATCTTGAATTTTGATAGCTCTTTGAATGACTCTGGATTTGAAACGATAGGCTCGGCACTTGGCTCGCTTAATACAGCTTCAACTTCAGTTGGTACTTCTTTTGAAAGCTCAACAGTTAAGTTGTTACCCATTTCGATAGCTGATAGTTCTTCTTTTAAGTCTTCTTCAGCTTTAATGTCTGCAATAGCGTCTTCAAGATTTTTAATTCTTTTTTCCATACCTTTCCAATCTGCAACGTCGGCTTCTTCAGCTAGTTCTTCTTCCATTTCTTCTTCAGATTCCTCACTAGGTACTTCATCAGAAACTTCACGAACATCAGCAATTAATCCTTCTTCTTCAATTACTAATAATTTAGAATCTTCAAGAATATACTCGCCTACTGGCATTGCCACTTTTTCGTCATCTGTTACAATAAAAACTTCTTTCCCTTTTTCAAAAGATTCAGCTTCAATCACAGTTCCGTTTTCCAGTTTAATTTGTTCAAGCTTTACTTCTTCATTCAAGCTTAACACATCTTTGATTTTTTCAATCATATTGTTTGACTTCATATTAATATATAATTTAGTTTAATTTATTTTGTATTTTCGTTATGCTTTTTTCTGAATTATGAACCATTCTACGCCATCACTCCATAATTGAATACCCTCAAATTCTTTATTTATTTCGTAATAATTAGAACTGCCGTCTATTGTTTGACCTGAAGCTGGAGTTAAATAAACTCTTGTATTTGTGTTAAATGTTGAATCGGATATAAATCTCATTAATCTATTTATGTTGTTTGTAGAAGTCGCATCTGGCAGAGTTAAAGTCATATTTCCAGCTGTACCCGACCAAGTTAATCTAATTACTTCAGAATGATTGTAAGTTTCTGAATCCAAATCAACATTATTATCAGCTGTAACCGTTAAGTTTGTAGGAACTAAATAATTTAAAACTTCTTTTTGAAGATTATTAAAAGTAACTCTTTTTGTCTGGCTATTATTAACGACTGCGAACTCATCTGTAAGTGATAAAACACTTAATTCGGGTAATTGACTTATTTTTAAATTTGGCATTATATTAATATTTTTTGATTATTTTCTTGAAGTATTAAATAAGTGTCTTCTTGTGTTAAAAACTCTATTCTTTCACCAATAGAAGACGTACTACCAATTCCTTGGGCTCTTAAAGTTCCGTCACAGCATTTAGTTGAGTAAGTATTATCTTTACAAAGACAACCTTTTCTGCCACCTTTAGGACTTGTTTTGCTAGGCGTTTCAAATTGTTTCATTATTTTATTTTTACGCAATTAGGCACTGTCTTTCCGTCTAATATTTTAGTTCCTTTTTGTTCGTATCCGTCCCAACAAGGTGATTTCAAACTATGACTTTCGCAAGGCATATACCAAGTTTTATCTTCAAATTCGTGTGTGTGATATTTTTCACAGCCTATGTCTTTAGCCGCCTTTACAGCTTCTTCTTTTGTTGAGTACGCTAAACGCCCATCAATTATTGCCATTGTTTCATTGATAATTTCAGACGACAATTCTAATTCTTTTAATTTAGATTGTGACCAACGTAAACCAGCTTTTCCACCCCAGAGCAAATAAGAAATAGTACCACAAGCTTCGTTATCTTTTTCATTGTAGTATTCTGAAGCTCTTGATAGATAAGAGTACATTCTTTTTATCGTTTCTTTACTAAGTCCTTTGCCTTGTGCTAATTGTCTAGCCCTAACTTTTCCGACTTGAGTGGCGCATTTATTGTCTTGTTTCTCGTTAAGTTCAATTCCTTTCTTTGCATTGTTCTTAACAGCATCTGGATAATCAGCGTAAGTTTTAAGATCAACTTCTTCATTCTTTAAAATTGACTTTACTTGATTTAATAAATACTCTGCTTCTTCATCTTCAATAGAAGAAAGTTCATCTTTTATAGTTGCATCGTTCGGCCGTTCCATTTTATCAGCAAAATATCCTTCAATACTAAAACCTTTCACCTTGCCAGTCTTCACGAACTCATTCCAGATCTTATCATTATTGACTTTAACACTACCGACCCAAGTTCCTAAAGGTAAGTCCATTCCAAACTTAACGCTCTTATCGTGAACTTTATCTTCAACTATCCAAGATTCCACTAAACTAAGTCCGTTTATTTCGTATTGATGCTCAAGTGTAGCGTTATTTTGTTTGCTATTCATCAAATACATTTGACTAGCTTTTAAGACAGTATCTTTTGAAAAATATATATAGTACTCATCTTCACCATTACGTCTGTAAATAGGCTTGTTTGGTATCAATAAAGCACCCATTAAAATTCTACGCTCTTTATCAACTTCAGCAAGTTTAAACTCTTGACTTTTTAAAGCGACAAAATCTTCTTCAATTGCCGGGCTCTCAACCACACTTATGGCTTCAATTCCAAGCTCTTGATCTTCATCTAATATCAATTCGACTATTCTCATAATTATATATAAAGTTTTTTTATTTATTTTGTTTTTTATAAAGTTGCACCCTCAACTATATTGTTTTCTAAACTTTGTGCTGTTGTTACATCGTTTGAAACTACATAAGCTTGTACTGGTTCGTTTGTTTGCTCTGCGACTGTGTCAGCTAAAACACTTGTTTCACTTGCGCCAACTACATTGAAACTTGGTGGAGCTGGTGCAGATCCTCCCGTTGCTGCTGCACCACCGCCGCTGCTAGTTCTGGGGACTTTTACACTTACAATTTTTT